TTTTTCGCGAATTTGTTGGAACTTTTTCATATGAAACCTTTCTTCCGCCGTAGTTTTATTTATAAAAAAAAGTTTTTTAAGCAGCTTCTGGATCGTCGTCGAGTATCTCTTCGAAGTCGTCAATGTCGTCGACTGTGACTTCATCTCCGATATCTAACTCGTGTTCGACACCATCGTCCGCTGGACCAACTTCTACGCCCGCATCGTCGTCATATAGACTGGACGCGATCTTAACCTTTGCTTGGTCTAGTGCGTTCTGTAAACGATCACCGACCATGTCGTTAAACTGTTTCTCTGCACTGACAAAGTCCTGACCCTCTACTGAATTCAGAAAGTCTTGGATAGGATTCGGTGACTCTGGTGCGGCATCCGCAACGTCATCGGTTTCAACTTCGCCTACTACTACATCATCGTCTGGTAACATCATTTATCTCCTTCAGGTTGTTGTTCATCGTCTTGTTCTGGTTCAGGTTCGGGTCGTGGTTCTTTACCTTGATTTGGTTTTGGATCTTCGACCTCGCCACTAGCGACCTCACCATTAATTTCTTTCTCAATGCTCTCAATGTCTTCGTCAGAGAACCGCATAATGTTTCTCATCATCCACTCTTTCGATATGAACTCTCCCACAAAACCAGACATCTCGTTCATAAGTCCGGCACGTTCTCGTAGAATCTCCATCTCTTTGAGTTCAGTAAAGTGGTTGTCCTTCACATAGTCAATGTATATGTCGTCCTTCCACTCTTCCCAATCCTGTTCTGTGATGATACCTTTCAGGATCAACTGCTTACGTAGAATACCCAAAAACATACCAGAGAATCGACGACGCAACTTATCGATAAACTTCTGGAACTTAACCTCATCACGAGAGATCTCAGTGGATCGACCTAAAGAGAACTGCGCTTCCTGTTCCAAACGGTTTACTGGGACATTGAGTGATCGATACAGTCTCTTTTGAAAATAAATTATGTCATCGATCTGTCCCAGATTGTCGCCGCCTGGCAGTGTTGAGATCTCAGTACCTCGACCGCCTTCTTTACGTGGCAACCAGAAGTCTTCCAACATAGACATGTGTTTACGGTCGTCTTTGATCTGACCGGTAGATGCATCATAGACAAGTTTGTTACGATACTTTGCCATGATGTCTTTCATGTATTCGTTTGCCTTTCCACGTGGCATGTTACCTACGTCGATGTAGAATATACGACGTTCGGGTGCACGTGCAAGGCGATAGATTACAAGACTGTCTTCCATCATACGTAACTGGTTGATGGGTTTCAGTGCCTTGTGTAGATGTGATAGGATCTTTTTCCTACCCTCATCGAGTACACCAGATGTGACATAACTAATCGCATCTGTAGAAATCTTGACCGAAGAGTTGGACTGGCCGGGTTTCTCATCGAAGATGTAGAACTCCTCTACCTTGTCGACAATCTTTACGTTAGTCTTCGGATCTTTTTTGTATTTTACTTCCTTAACCTTACGAATCCGTGCGGCATCAATGTGTCTGATTTCTTGGATACCCGCCTTCAGATTTGATTCGTTTACAAGAAGGTGATGAACACAACGTCCATCTACATACCAACCACGGAATATGTCGTGACCGATATCATTAAACTTTAACATAGAAACGACGCGTTCGAATTCCTGTCGAATCGTGTCTTTGATCTTATCGTTTGCATCGATCTCATCAAGGGAGATCTGAACAGACGATTCTAATTCGGAAGAAGTGATCGCTTCGTTTACGATCTCTTCGATTGCCATATCGACTTCAGGGTGTTGTGACACACCACGGTATCGCATAATTAATTGGTGATTGTCTTTTGCTTGATCACCGTCCATATTAATATACTGCCCATAGTAACCCGCAGCACTGGTTACATAACCCGCACCGTCTGGATCTGTGGGCGCTACTGGGGATTGAAGTTTCTGAGGTCCAGTTGATCGATTCTGACTCTGACCTGACCTCTTTAACTCAAACCCAAATAACTTGAGTATACTACCGTTTGTTTCTTCCGCCATATGACTCTGTTCCTAAAATAAAATAAAAGGGAGACCGGAGTCTCCCCTATATTTAGAGACTTTTAAGTAGTAGTGTTTGATTCCCAATACTGGTATGCAAACGTTACTTCGAACGTCTCAATCTCACCACGAGTGTCATAACTCAACGCAATTGGTCCCACTGTCTCTGGGAACGCACCTCGAATGTCAACACGCTTGATCACAGACTCATCTCGATCAAGTTGTTCTACAAAGAGGTCCGTCTGGTAATCAACGGGGTTCACCAAACCAGTGTTTGTTGAGTGTCCGTTAATACCATTTGACCATCGCTCCATCGCGTCACGGATCGCAAAATCTGTGTCGTTCAGGATAGTTACTGTCCAAGGTTCAAATACCCTTTCGCCAGCCATTTTGAGTTCACGACCACGGAAGTTAACTACAAAGTTTCCTACCTGTGATTGTGGTAACTGGGCAGTCTTGCAGAGGAAAGATGTCAGTTCCGCATCACCACCCGCATATGCTGGGAAGTTAATTGTGCAACGGAACAGATTGGCTCTTGCGCCACCACCACGTAGTTTAGACTTGAAATCATCTACGCCTAAAATTGCCATCTTCTATCTCCTTATACTGCGCCGGTCACTTCTTCAAAGTCTACACCAGTCCGAACCGCTACGAAGTTAAGAGTTACGTAGTTGATTGAACGTGCAGGCTTAATGAAGATAGACGCGACGAATGAGTTTGTGTCGATGATTTGACCAGTGTTATTTGTTTCGTCACAAATAACCTTGAAGTCAGTAATACCACGACGACCTTGAACTTCACGAAGGAAAGGTTCTACGATATTTACGAATTCCGCACGAGTAAACTCATCGTTGAATTCGAACATAACGTTCTGTGCAGCTCCTTTAATTGCCCTCTCGATAACCAAGAACAAACGACGAACGTTGATTCGGTCGAATGCAGATGGTCTTCGTAGGAATGTCTTGTCTCCGAAGAGTACAATACCTTGTCCCGGCAAGTTCGCAATTGGGTTTACGCCCGCTTTATACAGCGTGTCACGTTGTGACTTGGTTGTGTTATATGCGAGAGAAGTTACACCAAGGTAGTTACCTCGACGTGTTCCCGCAGGTGAGAACCAAGGTGCCGCAACATCGTCTGTTGCCGCCATGAGACCCGCAGTAGATGACGCAGCAGGAATGAATTCATACTTGTCATTGTACTTGTCGTAAACCTTGAGATAGTTGTTGTCAACTACCAAGTAAGATGAAGATGTGAAGTTCTGAACTGTTGTCGTAATGTTCGAGTTAACAGTTGCAGGGTTGTTTACATTCACTACCGCAGAACGGTTGGGTGAAGTAACAACAACACAATCCTTACGTGCAGTTGCTGTTGCGACCAGATCGTTAACGATTGTTCGTTGATCAGCGGCAGATGCTACGCCAGGCGCGATTAAGAAATCTACCTGAATTGTGTTTTCATCTTCGACTTCATCAAATCCTGCTAGGAATTCAGTAGTAGTGAGTGAGGCAGAGTTCGCACCGTTCGCGAAAGAGTTTTCCTTCGCTGCATTGGTTTGGTCTGCACCATTCGCAGTATTAGTGAATGACGTAGCAGTTGATGCACTACCAAATACACTTGGGTGATTTGCACCCCAAACGTATTCAGAACGATCTGAAAGAACGTCCAGAAGGTAGTTATTAGTTCCGTCGTCTGACTTAGCATCTGTTGCAAGTGAGACGTTTGCGAACGTTTCCAGAACTGTGTTAGGTGTTCCTGAGAAGATTCCATCCTCATCTACGACTGCGACGTGTACTTCGTCGAGTGCGAGAGCGGAGTCAGCGGATCTTGCAGAAACCCACGAAGACGTGCCTGGTTTTGCGTCGAAACTTGACGCATATGACCAGTTGTCAAACGCGGAATCTTTTGATCCACAAACTGAAATCTTGAGTGAGTTCCCTGCGCTTCCTGCCCACTTCGCAATGAAGTTACCAGAAGCACCAGATTTTGTAGCATCCCAGTCGTCACGATTCTCAATGAGATCGGTTGTTGATCCGGAGTCGACTGCGTTTTTAGCCGCAGACGTTGCACCACGAATCACATAAAGACTGTTTGAATACTTCAAGAACTGATTTGCAGAAAGGAACTCGATCGCTGAACTGTCGTTAGAGTATGTTGGGTCACCAAAATTATCAATTAACTCGCCTTCAGTGCCGACGAGAATTGGTGTATTTACTGGACCCCATGCAAAATCTCCCACAATTGCGCCGGTTGATGTGGTTACGCCTGGCACAATACCTGACAGATCCACCTCTCTGATGGCAACATTTGGGGATTCAGACTTTAAAAGAGCCATAATCGTATCCTTTTATTCGTTGAGTTATGATAAGTAACATAATACGGTGTTTTATTCAATATCATTATTTATAATTTAATATGTTTCAACTTCCCAAGGGATCTGCCAGTTCTTATCCTTCATCTCTTCTTGCATCTCTAGGTGGTTGATTGCGTCGTCTCCGTTATCAATATAACCAAATGGTACCACCGCGTCCTCAATTTCTTTCATCTGTTGTTCGAACATCATCTGTTTGATATTCAGATCCGTCATGTCAGAGAACAACTGTGACGTGATAAAGAATCCGAACATAACCAAGTTCATCATGAGATCGTCGTGGTTACCATCACTCGCTTCGTATGACTGACCTTTAGACACAAACGTCGATATCTCCATGATGGTTTCTTCGTCTATCACAAGGAGTTTGTTCTCCTCAAGTAAGTCTTTGATACCCGAACACCCCAGACGTTTGACCTTGCGGTTCATCTCGATACCGATTGCGTTCTTTTTGACCGCAGACTCTAGGTGTATGTTTTCATACTCCAAGTCGTGGTATAACCCATTGCACACAACTTGTCCAGCATCATTTGATTCTACGATGACATATGCATCGTTGTAGGCTTTCGCAATTTTATAAATAATGTCGGGAAAGAGTATTGGAGAGATACGATTATTACGATACACCGCCACCTGTTTAAAGGGACGAGCGGATATATCGATCACCGAAAAGGTACTATAATCCAACCCTCTTCCCTTCGCCACGTCAACCGTCATGATATAGTCGTGACTAGGTTGCGTTTCGTCGTAAATTTTTAAACTGCCACCTTCAAGTATTTTCTTGGGTGGAGACGCACGGAAGTTTAGAAGAGTCTCTGCGTTAATAAGGGTGTCACCCGTTCCAAAGAACGTGTTACCGAATTCTTGATCGAACTGCATCTGCGACGTATTCGCAATAGTCTGTTTCTTCCATTTTTCATCTCTGCCTGGCACGTCCCACCAGTTGACGGTAAACGCTTTATACTCATTGGTCTTTTGTACTGCACCTTCCCATATCTTGTGGAAAGTATTTCCGATCCCGTTTGCAGTAGATGTGATAATGACCTTTGTATCCTTACCCGAAGAGATAACAGGATAGGTGGAAGTATAGAACTCAGATGCTCGTTCAACAAACGCAAACTCATCCAGAAAAAGCAAGTTAACAGACATACCCCGTATAGAACTACCACTGGTGGCAGCAGCAATAATGCGACTGTTGTTACTAAACTCAATAGAACCCTTGTTGAGTGCACGACAGCCAGGTTGTAGAAAAAAAGGTAAGTTTTCAAGTGCCAAGGTGACTCTGGCGAGCATTTCACGCGCCGTAGCCCCTTTGTTAGCCAAGACCGCGATTGTCTTTTCGGGATGAAATATAGCATACCATAGAAGATAAACAACGGACGAAATACTCTTACCACTCTGTCGACAGGCGAGTACGATCGAGAAACGATTGTCGTTAAAATGAGAGAACATCTGTTCCTGATACGGATACAAATTAAAGTTGACAAGTCCTTTGTCAAGTGATATAATCTTGACGTACTCTCTTGCAAAGTATGTAGGGTCTTGCATACATTTTGCATACTCTTTAACATCGTGTTCTGTCCATGCCTGTTGAATCCCGTCGCCCTTTACATTGGGATTACCCATGTAATGATCATTCATGTGGCGTTATATCTTTCTCTGGTTGTTGATGGAGTAATCGTTGTAAGTCTGTAGTGCTCCCGATGAACACATTATTGTTAGTTACCTCTTTGTCTGTCTTGGGGTCTTGTTTGATGTCCTTGTGTTTCTTGTTAAGGTCCATCAACTTGTCCGTCACATCCGCAACGTTCTTTATCATACCAGACAAAACCTCGAACGCACGGGGGTGTTCAGACTCCCGTGCAACTTCGATCATCAAGTCGAGACCCTGTTTACCACTCTCGATCAATTCGAGATAGGTGTCACGAGAGGTCTCGTAATCGTCCTTGATATTTTTCTTGTCTTGATTATCTTCCATCATAGTTGAGATCTGTTAGTGGATTCCCGACATTCCTTTCTGTTGCGGGTGCATCTAACCGATGACCCACTGTCCTACGTACAATATCGTCCGCATCAAACTCTGACCAATACAACTCGAATGCAACTCCATCATCCACACCTACAAACTGGTGCCACTTGCCGGGTTCTACCTTGTAGTAATCACCCGATCGTAGAATAGTTTGGTCGCAAAGATGGGGTCGAGATTCCGATGGTTCGTCTTGCCAAGTCTTGACCATCAACGTGCCAGACTCTACGAAAAACCCATTCCACTTGGTTTTGTGGTAGTGTTCACTGCAACAATGATTCGCCTTGAACTCAATTCGATGAAACTCGAACGTGTTGTTGTGTTCGATCAATTGGGTATTACCCCATACTTTTCCTGATTTCATAATATATCCTTATAATGTTG